GCGATGCAATAAGTCCCCCGGTCCTCGCTTGGACCGGGGGCAATCTAAGCGGAGAATCACGTGACGACGACTCTTACCTATCAGGCACTCCTGACTGAAGCACGAGAAATTCTCCAAGACGTAAACACCGATCCCACCCTCCAGCGGTATCCGGATCAGACTCTCGTCAGTATTTTCAATCGTGGCCTGCAAGAGCTTTATCGCCTGCGGCCGGATGCCTTCTATGACTTCTGGGATCCTCCAGCATCGGACTTCGACGTACCCATGATCGTGATCACGGCACAGACCGGCGGTGTCCTGTGGACGTCCGTATTCGAGCTACCAATGATGTTTTACGATCCGCTCGTGAATTGGGTCATCGGAACAGTTGAAGCCATCGATGATGAGTTCAGTGAGGATGCCCGCTCGACTGCCTTCCGGGCCTTCTTCAAACAGCAGGTGGTCGGCCTATGACACAGAATGCACAAGTCGTCGCCTCCGGCGCCGAAGGCCAGGCAAATCTCAATTTGTGGCTCCAGGATATGGCGCCATGGGTCCCTGGTGCGCACCGTAGTGTACTGAAGCGACAATTGATTCTCGCTGTGCGCGAATTCTTCGAGCAGTCCTGGGCGTGGCGCGCGGAGATCGGACCGATCCCCGTGGAGACCAATCAGTCCAGCTACATGCTTTCGCCATTTAACTCTACGACCGACGTGGTCGGCGTGATCTGGGCGACCGTCAACGGTGCGCCGCTGAACCCGCTCAGCGCGTCTCCGCCGCCTTCGCAGAATGGCCAGCCGTTCGCCGATACTCCGACGGGCTACTGGCTGCCGCGGCCGGACATCATCCAGCTCTACCCGATACCGAACATCACCAGCGTACCGCAGAACCTCACGGTGCTGTGCGCGCTGCGTCCGAAGATGAGCGTTACCCAGGTCCCCAAGATCTGCGTGACGGACTTCTACGAGGCCATCCTGAACGGTGCGCTCTATCGGATGCTGAACCAGCCCGCGAAGCCGTATTCGAACCCTACCCTGGCAGCCTATTTCGAGACGCGCTTCCGTAAAGACATCGGCGTCTATGCCGGAAAGGCCAAGAAAGGATTCGCTAACGGTGCGAGCTGGCGCTTCCCGTACTTCGGTAATGGCCGGCTCAATTACTGGGGCGGAGGTGTGCGATGAGCTCTCGCTCGCAGATCTACCCGCTCGCGCGGCAGTTGTTCGTTAATGCCGGACTGGACTGGGCCACGTCCAACGTCAAGGCGCTTCTGCTCGCCGCGGCGTACACGCCGGACTTCACGCAGGGATATCTCTCGGGAATTCCTTCGGCGTTCATTCTGGCCACCTCCGGCAATATCGCCGGCAAGACCGGCGCCAATGGTTTGCTGGACGGTAACACTACGAGCTTTGGCGTTGTCTCGAGTACGGCGAAGGCTGGTTACATCCTGCTATACAAAGATACCGGCGTCCCTTCGACGTCGCCACTGATCTTGTTTCTTGACAGCCCGGACATTTCCGGCATGCCGCAGATGCTCACCGGCCTGCAGTACTTCCTCTACAAGAACCTGACCTACGGCGGTTGGGCTAGGTTGTAGCGATGGCCTGCGATCCAAATTTTAGTCAGGTAAGTTTGCTGCTCCATTGTGATGGCACGAATGGTTCAACATCGTTTCCAGATTCGTCGAGTGTCGGTAATGTGATGACGGCAGCCGGTACGGCAGCTGTGACCACCACAAACCCCGCTTTTGGAACTGGCTCCTTATTGGTGACCGGCAACAGCGTCAGCGGGAACGATATAAGTACGCCGATAACCACTAACGGTCCGCTCGATTTAGTGACAGCAACGGTAGACTTTACTATCGAGTTTTTGGTGTATCTGAACGACCCCACTCACCCTTACGCTAGTTTGATGGCCGCGGGATATTCATTTGGCAATGGATGGGCGCTGGATATAGAACCTAACGGGGCGAACATCACCCTGATAGCTCGTTTTGGCACCACATCGCTTTTTGCCAATGTACCAATTACAAATTTTCCTACGCAGGTATGGACCGCAGTTGCGTTTGTACGTCAAGGAAATGTTTTCGGGTTGTGGATAGCCGGCACAGCGGAAAATTTTGTCACTTATACGGGAAGCATGGGGTCTCCTGGATCTACTCTACTAATAGGCGCCGGACCATTAGTAAATGTCTCCGAGAACATTCAGTTCGATGAGATTAGAATTACTAAGGGATTCGCGCGATACACACCAGGAACTAGCTATAGCCAACAAACTGCAGCGTTTCCCGACGGTGCCTGCGCCGTAGTTCCTAATGTTGTTGGTGATGTGTTGGCAGTTGGTGAGGCCGCCATTATCGCCGCCGGGCTGACGGTTGGAACCGTCACTCCGGGAACTAGCCTGACAGTTCCGTATGGCGACATTATTAGTCAGAACCCCGTTGGCGGCACCCAAGAAATTACTGGCTTTCCGGTCAATCTTGTTTGGTCGGTCGGGGATACCTTCACCGCCCCGGTTCTCTCCGGATCGATCCCAAATCCGACTACACAGCCCAATGTGGGCGTTCTCACGTGGACGCAGTCCCTTGCTGGTTCGATACCCGCAACTGGCTATGATATCTACCGTAATGGCGTATCGATCGCGACGGTGGGAGCAGTTCTCACTTACACGGATACGGTGCCATTGTTGGGCACATACACCTACAACGTGGCGGCTTACGACTCGACCATGCCGGGAGATGTTTCGCCGCTCTCCAATACGGTGCCGCTCAACTATGCGGGCCCGGTCTACGCCTTCATAAACACCGTTTTTGATGAAGCTATTTTTGGAGCCTACTTCGGCGGCCAGCTGAATCTGGTAGAGTTCACCTATATGCCGGGGCGCACGCCCTTCGTGGAAGGAGCGACTAACTTGATCATCAATCGATACAAACAGGAGCCGGGCGACGTTCGCGCCCGCGGAGTGGACTTTACCCAATTCGTCGTTCCTGGCGAATTATTGCAGGCGGTGTCTGTAGAGAGCATCAGTGCGCAGGGTGTTCCGCAGCAGTTGACGAATCCGCTCGTGACGCCGCTTGTCGTGAGTAATCTTGTGATTGATCCTGTTACGAATCTTATATTCGGGTATACCGTTTCCGGTGGCCAAAATGGCATCGAGTACACTATCCAATTTGAGACGACGACCAACATTCAGACCACGATGCTCGAGGAAATCTTCTCGATCAACATCCTCGTCGAAGATAGTTTTCCTTAAGGAGTAGCCAGTGGGCAACAGACAGTTTACAAATGAAGCCAGTGCGATTCTTGCCGGCACAATCACTGGTGCGTCGACAACCATCGCAGTTGCGACCGGTTTTGGCGCGCTGTTTCCTAGCCCGACCGGCACGCAATTTTTCATAGTTGCCATTCAAGATACGCTCGGAAACTACGAGTACGTCGCGATCACGGGAGTATCTGGCGATAACCTGACGGTTGCGCCGGTCTCGACACAGTTCCCCGCTGGTGGGCGCGCGCAAGAGGGCACCACTGCACAGTCTTTCACGGCCAACCTGGCTCGTGTTGAACTTCGCGCTACGGCCGGATTATTCGCTGACCTGTACCAGAAAGACGGCGACACACTGACCGGCCCCATGAATATGGGCAACCAATCAATCACCAACGGCGTCCTCGGCACCGGCATCTCCATAGAGTCCGCCACCGAGATCGTCAATACGCCGCTCCGCGGTAAGACCGGCAGCACCGCCAACCAGATCACTGTCCCGACCGATGGCGTCTCGCGCGCGCAGGCGGGCGGCCTGAATATCATGGTTCAGGGCGATCCGACCAATGCATTTACTCCCGGCATGGTGTTGATGTTCAACGGTCCGCCATCGAATCTTCCTTTTGGCTGGCATGTGTGTGACGGCACCAATGGCACTCTCGATCTTCGTGACCACTTCATCGTGGGCGCCGGCCTTACGTACCCGCTCGACGCGAACGGCAACATCACTGATACAACCAGCATCGAGTCGCCGACGCTTACTCCGGCGATCAATCCCGTGACGCTGTCTGTTGCGAATTTGGCAGTCCATGCGCATCCGTTCGACTATTTTGTTGGTAATAGCTTCTCGATCGTCAATCCGGGCGGCGGCGCTGGTGCGGCCTATTTCTCGCAGCAGGCGGGAGCCGGTACGCGCATAAGTTATGCGGGCAGCAACGCAGGTAGCGGGACTCCGTTTACGCCGACGGCGGCGCAACTGCCGGATCACACACATACTTACGCGCTCGGGCCGTTTTATGCGCTCTACTTTGCGATGTACACAGGCTCCTAATGACCGCGTTTAAACTGGAAAATTTCGGCGGTATTCGGCCTCGCATCTCGGCACGCTTGCTGCCGGTCAATGCGGCCGTTACCGCGGAAAACACCAAGCTTCTGGAAGGAGAATTGCGTGGGTACCATAAGCCGACTATCCTTAAGGATCTTAGTAGTTTCGGTTTTACCGTTGGCCGCGCTTACCGCATTCCAGCTAGCGTCACGGGTACCGTCGACGTCTGGCTTGCCTTCCAGTCCCCCAACACAGACATCATCCGATCCCCCGTCCTCGGAGACGTCTACAACCGATACTACTGGTTCGGAAACAACGCCGCACCCATGTATAACACCCTCGCACGCATCGTTGCCGGGAACACAGGTGCGAACGCGCCTTGGTTGCTTGGAGTACCTCAACCCGCAGCGGCTCTGACGGTAGGGCAGACTGGCGGCAGTGGCGTTACCGAAACACGTTCCTACGTCTATACTTTCGTCACCGCCTACGGTGAGGAAGGCCCGCCATCGAATCCGACAACCTTTACAGGCTACGTAAATTCCACGAGCTGGAATTTGAGCGGTGGTTCGACCACGTGGACCGGTGGCAGTCAGGTCGATGTGGCGTTCGTCAATATTTACCGGACTGTCCCGAATCAATCGAACCCTGCATTCTTCTTTGTCGCGCAAATTGCCATCGCTACATGGATCAGCGGCAGCGGTTCATATACCGACACGATTTCTGATACGACTGTCGCGCAGAACAACACTCTTAATTTCGTGGACAATTTTCCGCCGCCGTCCACCATGCAGGGCGCAGCTCTCATGCCCGGTGGATTCTTGATCGGCTTTCAGGGCCGCAATCTGCTCTTCACTGAGCCATATCTTCCGCACGCGTGGAACCCAACTTACAACCTCGCCACCGAATTTGAAATCGTAGGAATTGTCGTATGGTCACAGACAGCGATTATATGTACGACATCGAACTTGTACCTGGGGTCTGGTTCGACCCCGGCTGCATTCACGCTACAGAAGCTGGACGGCGTTACTCCATGTTTGAGTCGGAGGGGTATTGTCTCTACTGTCAGTGGTGCCTATTTCCCGACTGTGGACGGCCTGGCGATGTTCAATGTGAATGGGTTGAACACTATTACGCAGCCGATCCTGACGAAGGAAGAGTGGGCTACTTTCAGTCCCACCACGCTCATTGCCGCGCAGTTGGGGCTGCAATATTTGGCGTGGGGCTCGACGACGAACGGAATGCAGATCAATCCGACGGAAAGTAGCGCGGAGATGGCGACCATCACTGCGTTTGCGCAGGTTACCGCGGTGGAGACGGACCGGTACACCGGAAATCCCTATATCGTCATCAACAACGTCGCGTTCGACTGGGATCCCAACGGCGCAGAGCGACTCTACTGGCACTGGCTCTCTAAGCAAGCGCAACTGCCGAAATATCTGAATTTCGGCGCATTCAAGATCAAGGCTGATTTCGGCTCGGCAAACGTGACTAGCAACGTCACCGCTGTGTATGGTCCGTACGATCTTGCGCGCAACATCACTGATCCGGGTACCGTCCGTGCGGGCCAACTCAACGCGATCGGTGCGAACGTCATCGGCGGAATTTCGCCGTACAACCTCGGCCTCGTACCCGGCAACACGCTCCCCGAAAATCGACTACCGCTCGGCGGCGGCCCGCTGTATCCGCTGTTTCAGCTGAACAACCAGGCGCTTTCTATCCGGATGCGCACCTACTGCAACGGCCTCCTGGTCAACGACCAGAATGTGACGAACGACAGAATTCATCGTCTGCCGTCCGGTTTCAAGCACGATCTTTGGCAGTTTGAGTTCTTCGGCAATACCAACATGTACAACGTGATGGTGGCGGAGACAGGCAAAGAACTCGCGGAAGTGTGATGGGTACAATTACTCTCGCCGGTTCGCGCGGCTATCAAGATATCGGAACCATAGGACAGACCGTCCCGCAGCTTGCGGAGAACGTGCTATCTATAAATGCGATTCTGGACGTCGGCTTGCGCAACACGCGTGACTATCAGCACGGCTGGATCCGCGTCTCTGATTTGATCGGTCTTGGCCTTGCGACACTCATCAATGGTGACCAGCTGACAGCCACTGTTTCTAGCGGAAGTGGCACCGTCAGCGTATCGGACTCCATTACCGGCACCGGCGCAGCAGCTTCGCCACTTCTTCTATCCGGCGATGCTTCGGCGCCCGGCAATTCATTTTACTACGGTACAAACGGTTCTTGCACAAAAGGCTGGTATGCACTGCCTTCCGGTGGTGGCACCGTAACATCAGTCGGCTTTGCGGACGCATCAACCACGTCGATATATACGATCACCGGTTCGCCAGTCACTACTTCGGGCACTCTGACACAGACTCTCGCCACTCAGACGGCCAACAAAGTATTCGCCGGCCCTGCCAGCGGCGGCGCAGCCCAGCCTACTTTCCGTGCGCTTGTTGCTGCGGATATTCCCGCTTCGTCTCCCGCCGTACCGGGCACGATCCCTGACCTCGTGATGTGGTGGGCTGCGGACAATATTCTTGCGGCCAGTGGCACAGAGATATATCGACTGCAGGATAGAACGCCGTGGGGTGGAGGCAGCGCTTACGCCACCGGTCTGAATGGAGCGCAGCCGACAACAATGTCAGCATCTACATTAAATGGGCTACCAACTTTGATATTTGGCAGTGCACCTCCAACAGGCGGCTTTTCTAGTACTGTCACAGCAGCAAATGGCGGATTTACTACCAAAAAAGGATTTACAGCGTTCTACGTGATAAATCCGGCTTTGAATGGAAACCAAGCGCTTTTTGGATGCAGCTCCGCCGGCGGCGTGTCACTTTATGTGACCTCAGGTTCTAACAACAAGATGACTCTCGTATCAACAGCCATCGCTGTGGCGGGCACCGAGACCACGGCATGGAGTGGAGGCGCATTCTTTCAAGGCAACGCTACTTACAATATCAGCACCGGAGCGTTTGCCTTTCGCCGTGCACAAGCCGCTAATGGTAGCGGCGGCACTGGGGTAACAAGTACTGGCGCGAGCACAACTAATTGGCTAGGCAGCGACACGAGCGCGACCACAAGCCCCCTTGGTTCCTGTGGATTGGCCGAACTGATCATTTATGACCGTGTTCTCACGGGTACTGAAATCACCAACGTCGAAAATTATTTGCATGTAAAGTGGGGCGTATGACCGATCTCGATAAAGCAGTTTCTGACACCGCCGGTTTTGAGGGCTACAAAGCCGCCCCCTACAAGGACACCCAGGGCCGATGGACCGTCGGCGAGGGTACCTGCCTGGAGACAAACCCGATCGCAGCGTCCGACTGGAAGTACCTACTCGACAACAGTTTCATCACTGTCTCGCTCTCGGGCGCCGGCGCGCGCTGGCTCTTGCGGGCCAAATTGGCTGCCGATCTGCGCGGCCTGAGCGTTCGGTTTCCGAACTTTGCATCCTTGCCGGATTTGGTCCAGACTCTCCTTCTGGAGATGTCTTACCAGCTCGGCGACTTGCATCAATTCGCGACTTTTGACACACTAGTGGCACCACTT